AGCCCTCATGTTTGATAAGCTGCTCTCTGAGGCCCATCACCACATACCATTATCTCTGGCCTTGCCGCCGCCAAATAACCACGTAGCCACCAGCCAGTATTTAGCCCTCGCCCATCGTCCTTCATCGGCTAGTATGTCCGAGAGAATAGACGACGCCATCCGGTTCGTACAAGCCGAGCCATCGTCAAAAGTCCCGCGATCACAAAGAACGTCATGAACCCACCAACCAAGAGAACGCACATCAAACGCCCCTGTCGCTCCATCGGATCTGTAGCCTTTTTCGGCTGATATGAATTTGTGATAGCGCGGCGAGTAGTAAACGAACGATTCCAAAAGGACATATCCCCTCCCTTTTTCATCTTCGTCAGTAACTTTATAATCGGGTATTTTATTCATTTCACAATGTCCAAAGCGTTAGCCCCGAAGCAAAACTCCTTCCAGGTTTTCGCTCGGTCTGAACTCACACCATAGCGACGAATGACAGAACCAACTGTCGCGTCGTTACACACAAAGCCTTCAGCCTTCTCTAACCCGGTGTCGTAGCCCTTCGCAATCTGATTTCTTACGGGGTCTGTCACGCATCCGGTTAGGGTGATTAAAAGCAGGAGGGATAAATATCGCATTGTTAACCTCGACTGAGTGATTGACTGTGATTCCCGCACCGAATACAGCGAGCGCGAGGATTGAAAGGAAGGCGAAAAGCGCGGTGATGGGGTTCATACATAATTGACCTTAGCGCCAGTAATATCTAAAACGCCGGGGTCATACCAATGAGCGGCCTGCTCGATTGGTTCGCAGCTACCAATTGCCTGCAATCCGTTATTAGTGAGTGTGTCCTCGTCATGCGTATGATCAGACCCCCACGGCGTAGCGACACCCCCGATCATGCAGAAAGAATCGCTGTCATTTGTAACGTGGATTCCGAATAGTTGCGGGGAATAAATGTGGATATGAGGACTCCAATTCGAGCCGGTCACAACCTCATTATTAATAAGCACCTGCCCGGACTGATCAACATAGGGCGCATATACATCGAAAATGCTATAATCAGTCCTCATATAGCGCTTGTAGCTAATGCCACCAGTGCTAGTACCTGTTACGCGCATTACATCTACAACAGACCCGTTGCGCTTAATGTCTATCCCGCGATTATCGATATAAGTCATACTCTCAAGCGCAACATCAACACCGCCAGTAAAATCCTCAGACCCCCCGCCATTGAGTACACACGTCAAACCGTCAAACGTCGTTACAGGGGTTGTCGTCGTCACTGTCAGGGTTCCTGATACGGACAATATTTTATATATATAAAGCGGCTCTTGATCTAGCCAAGTGGCGGCTGAATAATTGACCTCTGTATCACCATCAAACAGATAGCGAAGGATGTACTCTTGCTCCTGCCTGTACCTTGCCGATCCAGATGTATTAGACACATCGCTTGCCACGTAGGTTTTTACATTTTCCTGACTAGCAGGGCATGGCGGAGTAGGTAGCGGGTCAGGTGTTGTCGTGTCGCTCGTTAACTCCATGTAGGTATCAAGGTTGTCGAACGTACTCGGCGGTGCGTTCTGCACAGATGATGCAGCGGTATATAACTCCGCAGAATATTTATATCTAACTATCGTTGCCGATATTCCAGCACCTAACGTGGTTCTGTTTGTTGAGCCATTGCCAGTGATTGAGATTTTCACTACGCCGTTTAAGCGCCTGAATAGAGATGGTTCGCCGCCTGAGAATTCAACCGCGATTATTCCAGGGTTCCACTCAACAGGCGTGTGATGGGTATAGATGTTTATAAAAACCTCTGACCCCCTGCTGTTACGCTCTATGCAATCATCACCGCTATATAAAAAAGTGCCGCCATCGGTTGCCATGCCAGTCAATGATGCGGTTGCTAGAGTGCTGTTTATTGCGGGGTATGGCTCAATCGCAAAACGGCCAAACAACGAAACTAATTCGACCGTGATATTAAATTTTGCGTTTGAGTAAGTGCTGGTTGGCGCAATAGTTAGCGTCAAAAGCCACGGCACATTATTATCATCTATGTAGATGATCCAGTTAGCGGGCAGGTCTTGGCCGTAGAGTTTAGAGCCTGCTACCAGCGCGTAATTCTTCCAGTTGAAGTTGTTGGTCGCGTCTGATGCTTGCTCTTCTGTGGTGCGCGTAACTTCAGCAATACCGGGTACTTTTAAAAGCTGCGTGGCTGGCCCTGATTGCGGCCATACCGCCTTTAATTGGGTTCCTCCTGGTGCGTCATACAAAACGCCATTCTGAGCAACGCCATGCCAAGGGCATCCAAACTGCGTTATCTCTACCTCGTCTTTAGTAATCGTTACCGGGTCGCCGTTTAGGTTGTATGTTGTCATACATCCTCCCGATTAATGACAACCTCGGCGGTATCGGCATCAGTGAAGGTCAGCTTTTTAATGTTTTTATATTCATGGGTAAGTATGCCGTCAGATGATGTGATTATTTTTATCGGATGGGTTTCGCGGGTCGATGGCGTTTCAGTTAATGGCGAGGCTATACCGCCGCCTGATGATGGCGTGATCTCTTTTGTTGTCGATACGCTCGACTTTCCTGCAATAGGCTGGCGTTCTTTTGCTGGCTCAAGCTTTGGAAGTCCGGCCCTGCGCCGTATCAGGCTTATAATATCTTCTACGTCACTTTTATTCATGCCGTTATCACTAATGTTTCATCTGGAATAACGATGTTGTAATTCTGAACAGTCGTTCCTGTGATTTCATTCCTAGCCTCATCTTCAATATCGTAAGAATCCGCTCTGAACTGGAATGGATATACCTCTGCTCCGAAATCTTGAACGGTGTAATTACCGGCGAACCCGTCTTTATTTACATCGAATGCAGGAGATGCAGTCTTTCCTCCAAGCTGTGTTTGCAATGGCGTTGATGATGCTGGCGCTGATATTGCCGGTACTGTAGACGGCGCAGATGGTTGGATTAAAGTGTCTGGCGTTGGTGGTGTTGATGTACCTGTTTTAGATACTGCAATCACTATTTCAGATACCGCGCTACCTGTATCAATATCGAGTTCATGCGTTATCTTGTAGCATTTACCCTTTGCTTCTACGCCTCTCCCGTCGGCTGTCAACGCATTAACATAAAACGTCTTTGATCTTTCAGCTTCAGCAAGTAAAGGCATTTCCCATGTTACATAGTTCTCTCTATGGGCCTTTAATACGGATGTTGCTTTATAATTTAGCTTAGTTGTTATTGCGTTATCAGATTCAGTCCTATCGGCCCGCTCGATAATCCAGTCATTTATTGCGTTTTGTGTTGCACTTGTTGGCGTGGCTGTGTCATCTGACGACTCCCAAGATGAATCATCGTATTCTGTTGTATAGCTGCCACTGTCTGTTAATGCGATCTCACCGAAATGCGTTATTGATTGCGGCGCTTGAATTGTTAATGTGTATGTTTCAGTTACGGTCTGCGACCATCTTTTGATTGCAGTCCACCCGGCAGATGTTACCAGTTGATCTTGTAGGTCAGGATGTATAATCCATACAACAGGACTCCCGCCGCACATTGGAGACCCAGAATCAGGAAGCTCGCCGAATGATATAACCCCCTGCACAGCCCACCCTGTTCCATCTGCGGCCTGCGTTACCATTTCCCTATTCGGTAAATCATGAGAGTCTGCGTAATATGTGCAAAAATCCCAGCTAGGTATAACCCAACTATAATCATGCTCTCTATGGCAAGACCTAGAGAACCGATAATCAAAATCAATGGTGATCTTGTTAAATATATCGCGTCTGTTGGCTAAATCTATTGATAATGAATCAGCAATAATGTCTGATTCTGTTAACGAATAATCCGGAGTGGCTTTTGCTTCCCACTCAGTCAATACACCTGTTACACCGTCGCTGTTTAAATCAAATCCTTTTGGCACTGTCGATAAAACATCCTCGGCATATTGCCATCCATCCACAGGGTCGCCAAACGATGACGAATGATAATACCCAGTCAATTCAGAGAGGATATCCGGGTAAGTCATTCCCTCGAATCTTTCTTGCAGTGAATCTGTACACCTAAACACCACATTACTTTCTTGCATGGAATAAACAGGCAAGGCAACCACGCCAGTAAATAACCTATCGTCTGTGAGTGTTGCGCCCGCCGCATCATAGGTGAGGAAGTCAATAGAAGCCGCTTTACCGATCCAATCGTTTACATCAATAACGCCCGATGGAATTAAAGTAAATTCTGCAATTCTCGCAGCAGACTCTTCGGCCTCTATATCAATAGTTCCAGTTACAGAAGCAGTTACATCAGAGCCGCCCAAAAGAACACGAACACCCCAAAGCACTAGACCTGCTCCCCTGTGATCGTCCATCCATAATCAACGTTTCTAACGCCGCGCGTTTCGCTTGGAGGATCACAAAAACAGGTTATCTCAGGCCAATAGATACACTGATACTGTGTCGCTCCTGCTACTACAGTTAAAGTGGCCTCATCGACAGACATAGAAACAGGCGTCGATTGCCATTTGCCATTTAAAAGAGCGCGTCCCTCTGGCGGGTAATCTGATCTTCTGGCTGATGGGATATCAATAACATTTGATGCGCTTGTAACGGCTCGTTCAGCAACGCACTTAATTACAACAGAAGAGGTATAATCAAGCATCTGTAGGCCAGCAGGAATAACCCCGCTCCCGTCGATAGTCGTTAATATTTTATCTCTCCACGACATCTGCTGCACAAGCGACCCGTCAGCCATTCTAAGGCGCGTTACTGCCTGCTGCGGCTCGTATGTCTGGGTGAGTGTATAAGACGCATTTAGAGGAATCTCTATGCCGCCTATGACTAAAGCCCTCATCCCCTAGCCCCCCGCTTTAATGACTCTCTTGATATGTCCCTGAGCATCTGATCAATTGCGGCCCTATCTCCATACATCGGCACTACGTCACCGCTCGGCATGGTGACATTAACCGGCTGTAGCGGTTGCTTGGTTTCTTGTTTCTGCGTCGATTCATTGGGGACGCTACTGGGTTTAATTCCCGTAGGCGCATTATCTGTAACGCCTGATGGAGATTGTTCGGTAGCTATTCTTTGGATTAGCGGGTGTTTATCAAGCCACTGTTGAGCAATGTGATTTGCAAACGCGGCGGCGGCCTCTGCTGACTGAAGATCAGCCTGATATTTCATAGGCACCGCTGCTATTTTTTCCTCCCCTATTTGCTCTCCAAGCCGCTTTAATCGCTCTCCCATCCCACGTAAAACAATATCTGATTCGACCCCCGCCTCTTTCATTTTATCCAGCAGGTCGAATGCCTTTCTTGCCTTCTCTACAGCACCATCAAAATCACCCTCATTAAGTGACCTCTCTGATTGCCTTTGCAGCAATGACACATCAAGCACGTTTATTTTCCTGGGGTCTTTCTCTTTCTTTGATCCTTTTAGATTATTCGCCCTCTCTTCAAACTCCTTATTGATATTTTTCGCTTCATCCCTTGCAGAGAGTATCTTCCTTTTAATGTCATCAATCTTTTTGTCGATCTTGGCTTTTGTCTGGCCTATCTGTTTATCGGCCTCTTCTATTGGTGATGCGATTGCCTTACCGATTACAGGCGCGTCTTTTTCTATCCGCTTGGGTACGTCCTGCCACACCTTCTCAATACCCTCGACAGCTTCAGTCCACGCTTTGTTTGAATCTTCGCCGCCCTGCTGAATAATGTCCCACGCGGCAGAGAATTCACCTCTAGCGGCGGTAACAACAGCAGCAGCAATGCTGCCTATGGCCTTTCCTAATGCCACAAATATTCCTTTAAGAAATAGCGCGCCAGTTGCAATAACCTTCATGACGTTATTAAGAAACCCTAACGCATCAGCTACATTGCTCGGCTCTTTTGCCCACTTAACCATTGCCTTTGTCATATCTTCGATATACGGGAGCGCCTGCTCCATGACGCGCAAAAACACCCCCTGAATTGCGGTAGTCAATCGGGTTAAGTTGTCGTTTGTTCTCTCTGCTGCCGCTGTGAGTTTCCCGCTCATAGTGATCCCAAGCGCATCAGCCTCATCAGCCATCGCCTTTAATCCTGATCGACCCTGATTAAGCAGAGGAATCATTGACACACCGGCTTTTCCAAAGAGTATTTGGGCAAGCGCGGCCTTTTCTGCCCCGTCTGACATTCCCTTGAATTTATCGGCCACATCAAGCATGACTGACTCTGTCGATCTTAGCTTTCCTTTAGCATCTGTAACGGAAACACCAAGGCTAGTAAATGCGTCAGATTGTGACTTCATTCCCTCATTTGCGTCATACATCGAGCGTTGCAGACGACCCACGCCCTTTGTAAGCTGCTCAAAAGATACTCCTGATAGATCTGACATATACTTGAGGCGTGATAACGTCTCTGACGCTAAGCCGGTTGACTGACTCAGCTTGCCTATGCGGTCGGCCGCATCAAGCACTGACTTTGACATCGCTATCGTAGCGGCAGAAACAAACCCGAGCGAAGCTCCGCCTATTTTCGCAAGACTTGTGAGCGCCTTTCCTGCTCTACCTGTATGCTTCTCAAACTTACTTAGCTTTTTATTGGCGCGATCAAGATCCTTGTGCAATTTCGCGCTTTCTGCTTCGAGCTTTACTACAAGCTTTGCTAGGTCAGTCATTTTTTCACCGCATGGGCAGAAAGGAAGGCAAGCACACTATTCGTGTTTTCTTTGCGTTTTTGTTCTTGCGTTTTCAGCATGAAATCATTAGCAGTAAAGGCTGGTTGATTCTTGCCTCTGTTCGCATTAGCTATGGTTGATGCTATTAGCGCCGCGTGGATGTTGTCGCGCTCAGAACCGAACGGATGGATTGAATAAAACGCCATCCAATAAGTTAACTCTGTGCTAGATAGCGTTTCGTCAAGTTCTCCGACTGTGCGACCGAGAGCTAACGCAAGCCGAAACTTAAACGCTAACTCTGGCCGCTCAGTTAGTTTTTTTCTGCATCCTCATCGTCAGATAATCCCGACAATGAAAGAATGGCATCAGCGATATCAGATATAAGATCACCGGGCATATCTTTCACGGCATCAAGATCGCTTTCTTCAAAGAGAGAGCACCCCATGCACACAACTAATGCTTGTGCATCAATAGGGTCTTTCTTTGCTGCAACATGAAGCTTGCCGCGCTGCTTCAGCGTAAGTTCTGAAATTGCTATTTCTTCGCCATCTGGCAGCTTATAGCTTTCCTTTTTCGGAGCATAACTGGATAAAAAAGAGTGCTTATCCATTAGGCCACCGTGATAGCGCCGCTGATTTTCAGCGTGAATGTGAGCGTGTTTTTGTCGTCAAATGATGGGTTAATAACCCATGACAGCGGAGTAACGGCGAATGAGTAGGTCAGTGGCGTGGTTCCGTCAGTAATAACGACCTGAAGATTTCTGATCGTTCCTGCGTCTACGTCAGAGATTAACCCCTGTTGCTGGGTGTCTGCTGGCAGGTAATTGCATTCGAGAGTGATTTCAGTGCCATCCGCAAGACCAGCAATATACTCACGCCCAGTAGAATCAAAGCTTGTAACCTCAACTAGCGGGTTAGTCTTGCCAAGCCCTGACATGCTCAACACCTCACTGATAGCAGTAAACACCTCTGTTCCTGCGCCATCACCCCGTTTAATCGTTACGCCGTTTAGAAATGCGCTGGACATCGTTTTTTCCTCTTTGGTATTGCCCGAAGGCGAAAAAATGCAGGCAATAAAAAACCCGCCGAAGCGGGTTGATCTATGCTTGCTGTGATTTAGTCGATCATCTTCTTATGACCGTGATTAGTAGAGTTTTCCTGTAGACTTCCGCCGCATCCTCGTACACTGAAATAGCGGAATCTATTTGTATTTTGTCTATCGTTATCCCGGATACAGTGCCGGAATAGTTTTTTAATGCCGCCTTACACGCTCCTGAAAGTGACAACATTCCGGCATGTGTTGTTGACCATGAATCTATTTCTATACTGACTGACTGAAACGTGCCTTGACCGTCAAAGGTCACATCTTCCTGCCCCTCATCAACAGAATAACTCACACAAGGATAAGTAACATTCTGTGGGAGTAGTATCGGATAGATGCGATTACCCGCAATGGCTGAAACACCTGCGTCATTTGACAGAATTGAAAATATTGCATGTTCAATCATTGCGCGGCCTTTTTGATTCTTTCTGCCAGCTTTTGCTTAAACAGTGTCACTATCTTTACAGAGTTTCCTTCAAATTTACTCAGGAACCAGTTTCTTGCAGGAATCTTTTTAGTTCCACGATCTAAGAACGTGACACCATAGAAAGCCTCTCTCTTGACTCCGATAGCAACGCTCACAAATCCGTTTCCGATCTTTGCAGATCTTTTTACAGATCTTGATAAAAATCCCGGAGCGACTAACCGGCCTTTATATGTTCGGTGCGTTACCTTTCCTTTTGGTGCGGCGGCTTTCATTTCTTTTACTGTCGGCAAGGTGGATGCCATTGCAGCAGACCGCAGCGCCTTTGCTGCTGTTGCATCTTCTAACTTTTCTAATTTACGCTCAAGCTCCCTGAGTCCAGACAGATAACTCTCAGACATGTTCGCTACACACTAGATGTAATTGTTTATTTCTTCCGCCAACATCAATAACAGATAGGATATCGAATACGCGGCTATCGAATAAAACGCGCATTTTTGGTGTTATTCCGGCAAGAAAACGGATTCTGTATTTTACTGTTTGCGTGGCCTGCTCTTGATCTTCCTTAAATGACTCTGATCCAGATTGTGGCTCATAAGCCGCCATCACAACCGCATAGGTAGACCATGAGTCAACTGCTGACCCAGAACTATCCCTTGAGACCGTAGAAGTCTGTATCGTTATCTGATGGCGCAGTAGACCGGCCCTCATATCGCCAAAACCCGATAAGGCGAAAGAAGCATTCTCACTGTATCCGTAGAAGATACAGAAACACCGATGACCGTGTTTTCCCTGTTCTCCATAAAATCACCAACTAGCAATTTTAGCGCCTGGATAATTGGCGCAGGAACGTCGGTCGATGCCGCGCCATATCCAGCAACATACCGAACCTTTACCGCATTTGCTGAATCTAGCGTGCTTGGCCATGTATAACCGCTCGCAGGAATAAGCCA